TACCTTGATCTACATTGAAATCAAAGAAGTTACTTACTTGAGAACCCCATAATGTTTGTGGTCTTTCACCGGAATTTGCCACCCATAATCTATTTTGGTGGAAAGTTCCGCATGACGGCCAACCTTTTGAACCAGACCAAACAGCCTCGTAGCCAGTTTCGTATTCCCATTGACCAGCCGCAATCGGCCCAACAGATGGGAAGTCAACCTCAATTTGTCCGGTAACAACAGTAGCACTGGTATACCCAGTAATTCTAAGAATACCGCCAGCTTTACCATAAATATATTGACCGACACTACCAGATGAAAACACACTACCACCACCTGCGGTTGCTGTTACGTCTCTACCAGTTGTATTGCTAAGAGTTAATGTCTGTGCTGGCTCACTAACACTTACACCAGAAAAAGCAAACCACGGTATATTATCATAAGTTACAGATGCAGCAGTCCACGAAGTGTGGCTCGTTCTTGTAATCTTAATGGTTTGAACATCTTTGTGGAAAAGTAATAAGGTATCCGCTGATTGTACAAATTTCATTTCTTGTACTTGATCGGCAGTTAAAGAACTAATTGGTGATGAAGTTACAGTAGCCTGTAAAACATCATCTTTATAGACTTTGAACTCACCAGCGGTGAATACGATTAAATATTTTTGGATGTTATTAAACTCAAACTCTATAGATTGTGAAGCGGCATTACCAGTAGTGCTGTCTATATATTCTAATCCGGGTCTACGTGTAACATGTCCTTGAGGATTAACTACAACATTACGTAGCCTAGCAGCACCTTTATAATAAAGTTCTTTATCAATACGCCCCAATAAAACAGGGTCAAGCTCGCCTGCTGTGAAACCTACCTGTACTGTTTTTATGCGAGCCTTTTGTGCCATTAGTATCTAACATTAGTTAAGTTAAACGCTCCTGCCGGTATAGTGCTAGAAGTATTATTTTGTGAGTCTATATTTCTTGCTTTAATCATTTGTGTTTTAGCGAAAGCCCCAAATTTATCTGCTTTGTTTTCATCTTCTAATAACGCAGCCGCAAGCATTGCAGCCATTTCTAATTGCATCAAACGAGTAAAATACGCAGGGAAATATTGCTCATCCACGTCATATTGTAAGCTCGCATAGACTGGCGTTAAGTCAGTATATAATTTATTTTCGTAGATTTGGTGCTTAGATGTAGGATTCTGTTTACCTACTAAGCGTAAGAAATCTGATGGTAAGGAATAAGCATAACTGAAATCAAATAGAGGTACTGTAGTTAATCTATTTAATTCTTCTTGCCTAATAGAAAATCGCCATGCGCTTGATTGCAACATGTCCTTTTTGACTGTTGGATATATAGAAGCACAAATCCTCGCTTCTCTTGTTTCATCTAAGAAAGATTCAATTTCTTCTGCGCCTATAAGCTGTAAAGCGGCTGCGCAGATACTAATATCCGTAGTAGTAACAGCCATAATTTTCTATTCAATTAAAGCATGCCCCCGGCATTTATGCCGGAGACACACAGTTTCTAAATTAGTCAGTGTCAGTAGCAGTAATAACTAAGCCATCTGATACGTCAACAGTTGTACTAGATGACGCATTGACAATATTAATGGTATGTACCGGAGTACCACCAGTTGAACTAACTACGAAGATAATATCGTTAGTAGTTAGAATGTCGTTAGCAGTCAAAAAGTAGTCCGCTGTGTTAACAGTAGCTACAGTATCCGCTGTGTGGTACATCCAAATTTTTGGAGAACCGGGTACACCACTTTGGTTTAATAGAACCAAATTTTTCTTTGAAAAAGCCATAATAAAATCTAATTAAAGGTTAATAAAACTAAGCTTCGTAAGTATCTACGAAAGAAATACCTAACTCGTCGATTACTTTAGAACCGGCAGAGAAGAAAGCAGTTACTAAGTGCGCACCATAATCTTGGTGGTACTCAATTTCTACTTTGATTTCCATACCCATTACAAGACCGATTGCAGACTTATGGAAGAAGAAGTTGTTACGAACATTAGAAGCTAATGCCAAACCATTTTCGTCAGCTAAGTTACCAATTTGCTTGAATTTGAAACCGTAGTAATCGTTGATCTTACCATTAGCAAGAACTCTATTGCTGTTGTAATCAGATGATGCAACAGTAGTTTCTTGAGTTAATGAATGGTGAGAATTGGTATGAATGACACCAAAACGATCAGCGGAAGGTACACCATTAATATCAAGTTGCTTTGCAGCTTCGGCTAATTTTGCAACGTTTAAGTTGGTATTAGCACCACCGATAGCAACGCCAACAGTGTTAGTGTATGAACCGTCTAATAGTTCTAAAGCGTCAATAACCACTTGGTCAACTTTACGGCCAGCAGCCATAGCAACAGCTTTAGCACTTTCTTGTTTAGCGTCAAAGTTAACTTCGCCTTGTAAGAAAATGTCAGTCCATTGAGCTACAGAGTATTTAGTAGTTTGAACTTCTACAGCAGATGCACTTTGGTTAGTAGCAACTACAGGAGTTCCAATTACTCTTTCAGCCGCAGCTAAAGTTCCTAAGATTGGGAATTGAGTTTTGTTACCGTTGATACGTCTGTATCTGGTACATTCAGCAAGAGTGTTACCTTCTTCCTGATAAGATTGATGCACTTCTGCCTCAAACTGTTTTACCTCTAAGGTATCTAAAATATTATTAGTCATAGTAATATATAATATGTTGTTAAAAAATTATTAAGTTTCCTAACGATAAGGGTTGTCCTTTTGGGGCCTTGATCTTGCGTACTTTTAGTTTTTACGCCAAAAACCGCTTCATCAGAGGCCAACATATTACTATGTCGGGTTAGTCAGATTCCGCTTTATATTTCAATAATAGTTCTTGAAATATAAAGAGTCAATTACTTTTTAGCTTTAGCCTCGTTCTCTTCGGCAACTAGAGCAGCACGCATCATTTTTTGATACTGTTCTTGCTGTGTTCTGTCAAAACCGATAGACTTTGCATTGTCATCTTTAAATTTAAATGCGTCAGCTTTCAACTCGGCAGCACTCTTTTGAGGTGTACCATTATTGTTTTGTAATCCTGGTGTTGATAACTCCCCACCAACTAAATGACGGTATAAGAAATCAATACCAGCCGAAGTATCAGCTAATGATTGTAGGATTTGTTGATCTTCCGGCGGTAATTTGTCAGTAAATTCCTGCAACTTACCAATAATAGTATCTGCTTGCGGCCCTAATTTTTCTTTAATCTGATCGTTTGATTCTGCTAAAGAAGCCATGTTTTTTAAATGAGCTTCTACTAGTCTTGACGCTTGGTCTTGACTTAGGTTCAACTCTTTAAATACTGGAATCATAGCTTTCATATCTGGGTCGTCCATAGATATTTCTGTTCCCTCCAAGCCTTCAACATTATTAAAATTAAACTCATATTTTTCTGGTGCTTTTGGTGCTGCACCTTCCATATCTTTGATTTTTGTACCTAACTCTCTAGCGTATTTGGTACTTTCACGATAACCTTTTTCTAGTTCTTCAACTGATTTATATTTTCCAGCTAATAAAGTTTGATTATTATTTAATTCCCCATCAGATGTATTGTCTGTTGGGGCAGTCGTTGTGTCATTAGACACATCGGCTGGTTGGCCTTCATTTAGATTTTCTGTTTCCATGGGAATCTACTTTTTTAATTATTAATAAAATTTTACGATAGAGGTTATTCTCCCCTTCACGCAATGCCATACCAATAGCAGTATTAACGCCATCGGTATACATTGATTGAAAGCTAGGCTTCTCTATTGTAATGCGGCGTAAAGCTTCAAGAGCCTTAGCACCTTTCTCGCCTTTGAAAGCTTGAGCAATCATAATTTCATCATCGCTCAAACCAAGAGATTCTATTTTTTGATTTTCAATATCCTCAAGACCTTTCCATCCGTCAGTCATATTATTTCTTTTTAGTTGATTTTTTGTAAATCCTTTTCTTTTTAGGGGCAGCCGGTTTTGGCTCTTCTATTTTTTCTTTATGATTGCACCAAATACACCATCTTGGTTTTGGTTGTGCTGATAAATAAATATGTCGGCCATTACGGCATCTTTCTTGAGTCATAGTTAAACCATTGGTTGTTCTGGCTGCGCACCTTGAGCAACACCAGCTTGTTGAGCTAATACTTGCTTGACAGCGTCCATTTGTTCTTGAGTTGGTAAAATATTTGACCTTACGCCAAGTAATCTTGAAAGCTCTGCACCAAATTCAATTGGGTTAGTCATCATCATTAACCCTTGTGGGCCAAAGAAGCCACTAACAATTTCAGCGTATCTTGTCATTGCTGTTAATTCTTCTTGGTCTTGAGCAACAGCTAATGGCGACACATGCTGAATACCAATATTATTACCATCAACAGTAAATCCACTAAGGTCAATCATACCTAATTCTTCTAGTATGTATAAACCTCTCATCATAATTTGTTCTGCGCCTTCACTTTGCATACGACCGAAAGGTGAACCCATACGTTTTGCCATTCTTTGCGCTCTATGTGCAATCTCGGTAGCTGTCTTAACCGGTGCGTCAATCTCGCCCATTGGTTCAGCCATCAAGATACCTTTAATAGATTTAATCAAATCTTGCATGATGATCTGGCTCACATTGAAATCAGCCCCACTACGAAGTGGTGCAATGCTCGGCCCATTTGGATTACCCGGATTAGCCATAACTGGTATCTTAGCACCCGGCTCCATAACAATATTCTCAAGATTGATAATACCATCATCAACCACAGTCCACATACCGGATATTGCTAAAGCAGCATTTTTAAGAACTAGCTCTTTAGTTTTATTTAAAGTTTTATTGTCAGCCAATGCTTTTAATACTGGGCCTCTTCCGTAAACTTCACCTGCTGATACTGCGTATCTTACATTAATCCACGGTTGGCTCTTATTCTCACGGTCAACAATTACTTCTTTTGTTTTTTCTTCCTGTACAATATAGCGGAAGCCATCAGTCATTTGTTCTTTACTGATAGACTTACCGCCCCTGTCTTGAGTAAGCACTCTACTTTTAACTTTATCTTGAATAGTGTACTCAATGATGCAGGTTTCTTCGTATGGATTAGTTTCTATTGCTGCTTGAAGCGTTTGAGATAACTTAGCATCTGGCCATGTTTCTTTAATAAGATGGTTTGGCAGTTTCCATTTACGGAACCTACCACCAACAGAACCAAACTTACCTCTTTCAAGATAAACTTGATCTAATGGTATAGCTTCAAAGATAAATGGTTTGTCTCTGGTACCTTTGTGCATAAGCATATTACCAGTACCAACCATCCAGTCCTCTAAGAACTCTGCTACTTGAATGTCAAAATTACTATTGTGAAGTGAAGTAAAAAATAAATCAGTAATATCTTCTAGTTTTTTATTAAGATCACCGGATTTGTCTTTAAGTAATGGGCCTAATTTAAGCTTACCCCAATTTTTCTGTGGTGGGAATATCTCGGCTTGTGCGTTAGATACTGCCTCGTCCAGTGCATCTTGACCGGTAGAGTCAAATATGCGATCAGTATTAGTACGCTTAGACCCTTCTTGTGGGTCATCAAACGTATCTCTTTGAGGCGAAAAATATTCAAGAGCCTCTTTATATGTATTGCGCCAATTTGTTTTACGGCTAACCGCATTTTGAAAACGCTTATAAAGAGTATCTTTTTTATCCATAAATTACGAAGTTAATTTGTTTGACTCTACAAAACCTTTTTCGGAAGTAGTAATAAGCGATGCTCTACCTCTTCCACGTCTACGGATACCTTTTAGTTCATCGGTATTCTTTTGAGCCAAAGCTTCTTTAGCCATTCTAGCCTCTTCTTGCTGGCGTTTTAATTCAGCCCTTTGTTCTTCGGCTGCTTTAACTTGTGCGCTATTGTCAGGCGCGCTCGGTCTACTTCCCATAATTAAAAATTAATTTTTAATTTTAACTTAATTGATCTCTTCATCAAAGTCAACCTGTATATTATATTCAATCAACTTTGTTTTCAAGCTCTCATATGTTTCAAATTCTTCTATGTTCTCTAAGTTAGTTGACATATGTTGGTTGGGTTCAATAATACCATATGCTGACGGGTGTTTATTACCTTCATCATCAAAATTATACGCTATAAAATATACTGTTTTTACAGGTTTAACTATCTTTAACATTAAGCTGGCCCTCCATCAATAATTGTCCATAAATATTCATTAACTAAATGTCTTCTAGCAGTTTCAGCAGCCAAAGAAAAAGTAGCGTTTCCTCCATTAAAAGTTACTCCTGTCTGGACATTTTGTGCGGCCCAACCAATTAAAAGTGCATCGTAATTAGCTGTACTAAGCGTTGTTCCTTGAAACATATTATATGCACTTGTTAAGTTAGAAACATTCCAAGAACCAAAATTAACATCTAAATTTGTACAAGCCTGAAATGTGCTGTTCATTAGATTAATAGTACTTGTATCAAGATAAGCTAAATCTGGTTCGTTCAGATTAGTCATACCGCGAAATGTGCGATTTAAACCGGTTAATCGTGATAAATCCCAATTTTTAATACCTGGTATTGATGTAACAGTACTACAACCTCTAAACCATTCAAATGGACCGGTCGCTCCACCAAAATCAAATTTATCTTTAGCAGTTATCTCCATGTTAATACACCCTTGAAAAACCGAAGTATTAGGTGATTTAAAACAACCCCAGTTCTCAACAGATCGAACTTTTTGACAATCGCCCCCATTAGCAAAACGAAAATTACTAAACAAACCTTTTATTGAAATTTGATAAGTTCCTGCTGCAGAATAAGTATGTGTCCATCTTGAATCCGAAAATGATGTTATATAGTCTGTAGACCCATCACCCCAATCTACTAAACACGCATAGGAGCCTATTTCATGTACAGGAACCTTGAATTGAGTACTTGATGAAACTCCAGGGAAATCGGTTTTAACTGTAAACACAAAAGGTGGATAGTCATCTTGAGAATATAAATAATCCATTATTATGCTATATCTTTATACACTACATGGAATGTTTTAGCAGTTTCTGTCGCATTAAACACAAAAGTAACATTCATTAATCCTGCTGAAATAGAAGGTCTAATAGGAATATATTTTGAAGCTGCTATTGCTGGTGAATAATCAGACACAGCACCATAAACACCATCACCATTATAAACAGTAACCCCTGCATCACCGGGAGATACTGCATTTTTTATAGTAAAAGCTGTAGATGCTATACCTGCTGGAATAAAAATACCAACTAAAGATTTATTAATTAAATTAATTTGTTCTGATTCAGTACCAGACGAAATAGTAAAAGATTTAACAAAACAATTAGCACTCATTTTTTATTTATATATTAATTTATTAATTTTGCCCCTCGCTTTAGTAAATGCCTATATAATTGATAAGGTGTTACAGCTTTATTAGTTATACCTAAAAACATTTTTACTGTACTTACACAAGTAGGGAGCATATTCCATATATTAAAATTTTTATTAGAAAAGTCAATTGGTATTTTAATTCTTAAAATTACTAAATTATCATTTTCATTTATTAATATGTGAGCTAGTTCATTAGCAGTAACATCTTGGTAAATAGCTGTATTTATATTAGCTTTGGTGTGATCGGCAAAATATACATAATCCCCTATTTGCCGAAAACAATAACAATGGTAAAAAGGATATTTTAAAAAAGTATGAATTTTAGTAGGTCTTACATTATGCGCAGAAAAAACTACGTACCACATTGTAAATTTTAAATCTTCCATATACTCCAATTACTTTTATTAATTATTGTTTTTAGCTGTGATTTCTGATTACCTCTTGTGATCGCACGATAAGAACCAGTTGATAAACACACATATTGGTTGGCATCGTGAACATGCGAGAATTGGTTTTTCTCTGGCTTATCTTCAAATTTACCGCCGCCGGAAACATTTAATTGTCGGTAACGATAACCACCATTGAAACCTCTTTTAAGCGTCGGGCATTTCTTACCATTGATAATATATGCTGGTTGACCATTAACCAATCTGTCAAGTTCATAACTAACACTTTCAATCCTCATCTTAATTTGGTTTGATGGCGCTGACGCTACAGTAATTCCTTGCGCTCTCATTAAATCCTTTGCTGATTTTTGCTGTTGATCTTTAAATTCCCCTGCTGGGTCACCATAGCATTTATACTGGTACCCTTTGTAATCTTTATTCAAAACCTGTATTAATATTTTGGCAAAATTTTGAATTGATGTATCAATAGTTACTATTTCCTCAAGCACTCTGCGTTGCCCCGTAGGTGATATTTGAGTAATTAAAGCTGCCGGTGTGTTACCATAGTCAATACCAATATGAAGTATTACGCCCGGTATTGGTTTTAAATCATTCACGCAGTGCAGTTCATCTCTGTAAGATTGGTTATATACTGGCTTACCATCTTGTATAGTACCGTATTTACCATGCACAAATACGTTTGTCCATTCTTTAGTTTTACCTGCAGCAATCCTTTGATAATAACCTCGTGGTAGATGCTTTATATTTTCCGCTTCTGGGCTCAAACCCGATGGTTGCCCCCAGAACTCCCACCCTTCTGGTGTCTCAACTTCTGCACCATTATACCACCAATGGTCATCATCTGGTGGGTTGGTATCCATAATAATACCATACCATGTTGGCCACTGATCGTCTGGTACTTCATCTGGTTTTTCCTTTCTTGCTGGGTACCTACCCACACGCCCTGTACCGGCATCTACGATGTCCTTATGAATAAACCTAGCCTCGTTAAAGAATATGCCAGTTACCTCTAAGGATAACAACTTCTTCACATCATCTGGTCGGTCTAACGCAAGAAATATTACCTCAAGCTCTATATCCTCAATAGCAACACGGTGTGTAATTGGTGGTTTTCTATTCATCTTACCAAACACCGCCTCTGGAAACCAATCTAACCATGTTTTAATAGTCGTTGTTTCCAGTTCTGGTCCTGTGTTTCTTACCACAGCCCACCTAGTACGGCGTTTACCATCAATAGAAGGGTGCTGTTGCTTGGCTCTAATGAATATCTCAAGACAACAACCCACTGATTTACCAGAACCTATCGGCCCTTTAACGCCTCTAACAAACGCATTTGATGCGTGAAAGTCAGCTAAAGTCGGACTAGCTTGGTAATTAAGCTTGAACGTTGGCGTTGCTGGTGCTTGCTCGTATGGATTATTTCTGTTCTTCGCCATCGCCTAAAAGATCGCTTGATGGTTGAGACTGCTTTTTGTTGGCGGTTGCTTCTCTACGCTTTGCGTTCTTTTGGTCTCTTGCGAGACTGTCCGGTGTCTTTAGTTGGGAATCGCTCTTTATGCCTTGCCAGAATTGTATGTGAGTACACGGTACTATTTCCTTACAACAACCGCAGACACCAAGAAACATTGGTGCGGTGTTACGTGGATTCTTCCATGTTGCGCCGTTATTCTCCGCACAAGATGGACATATTTGCAATACGCTGTTTGTCATTTTCTTTTGATTTAATGTTAATATTAATACTATGGTCGCTTTTGTTTGTTGATTCCTGTGGTGTTGCGTTGACCGCTTTCAGCGGCGTGTTTTGCGTGTCATTTGATTTAGCGGTAGCGTTGCCAGTATCAATTTGAATTAATACCTGTGGCGCTGTTTGCGTGGCGTCCTTGAAGTTACCACTGGCTCTAAGCATATTACCAGCCATAGCGGCTAGTGCGCTACCAGCCTTAGAATCGCCTTCTTTAAATCTGTTATGAATATCTCTAAGTATTTCAACACTCCAACCAGCTACGGTTTTAGCGTCCATTAATACTGCGTCCTCGTACGCTTGGTGTATCCTGTTAAGAACATCTGTAAATTTCGGCTGATCTAACCATTGTGTGTACACTTTCTTGGGAATGTTAAGTGTTTTGAGCGTACGGTCTACGTCTAAATCCTTTTTATATTCCTCAAAAAAGGCATACGCCTTAAGGTCATACGGCACCACATCGGTTGACCCGGGTTTATTAGGGTCATGTATTTCTTCTAATGGTGGCATTTGTTTAGTTGTTTTCTTTAACTTATCCATAAATGGGTCAAATCTTTTCTGTATCTGTTCGTCTTTAAAGAGATTTTTCATTTGTTTTACTAACAACTGAATATACTTGTAAACCATATTGTAAGAACTAATTATTGAATTGTCAAGCAAAAGACTAAATTAGCAGTTTTCCGTGTGTGGGCCTTAAAAAATATTTTAAGCCGGCCGTTATTCTGACGTATATAGCGTTCTGAACGCCGTTAATGTACATGGAATTATAGAGATGAAATAGGTGATGGCGGGGGTGGCAAACCGATTTTCGGGGTACCCCCTCACTACACTGATTACACTTTCAAAACTGCCACGATGAGAGCGAAAGGCACGCTTGAAATTTCAATAAACTTTCTTGAATTTAATCTTGAAAAATCAATAATATGTTTTAAGCTTAGTTAGCTTTTGTAAGTTTATATAAGTGTAATGGACTATGTTGTTTAGAGGAGATAGCTAATTACGCCAATGATTGATTATTAAGGCTTTATCAATTACACTAAATTACAATATCCCTACTGATGCAAACGAAATGATTACTTATTATGCACCTTAGCAAATACTTCATAAAATTCAAATACCTTGACCAAGAGCGAACGCAATACATTAAAGCACGCTCAAAGCAAGAAGCCTTCATTAAGCTACTAAAGGCTAACAATATCAATTCTATCTCTTCTATGACCATTGAAGGCGACCCATTACCCACACGCAAAGATGTAGCTAAAAAAATAGTACAAGAAAAAGAATCAACAAAAAGAAAAAAGAGACAAGGCGCAATAAAATACTACCAGTTGACTGGTAAGACAGTTTTTGACAAATAATCCACTATTGAAATTTAAAGAAGCTACCCATCACAAATATCACAATGTAATCCCTAATGTGTCTAGTCCGAAGCCAGTGTTTCTGGGCATGTAACTAGTTGTAACTAGTGTAACACCTTTTTTCTACTACTTAATAATTTTTTTACTCTACATATTACATATTATGTAATATATAAACTATATATGTAATATATAAATAAAAAATTTATAATCTATTATATGTAACTAGTTACACTAGTTACATGTAGTATTTATAAGGGTTAAAAGCGTAACACCTTTAGAAAATGTGATCTGTTACAATATTTAATTTTCAAGAAATAAATAAAATACTTGACAATTAATATAGTATGTGATAGCATTAATCTTATTACATAAATTAATCACTTATATATTACAAATAAGTAATTTATGTAATATGTATTTTTTATTAACTTTAAAACAAAAATAACTATGAAAGAATCTATATTTATAATTCCGACAACTTGGAACAGAGGCCGAAATAAATTAGCTGCTAAAACAATAGACCAACTAGATTTATATGCCGAAATAAAACCAAAAGGGCAAGAACAAGCTCAACAATTATGGGACTGGATAAAATCGAAAAAACCCCTATGGAAGGATTTAAACCTGCCTTTTAACGAAATTCATGATTTCAGTACGATGGTTGCGTTAAATACTAAGCAAATAGAGCTTTCTAGTTGCGAAGTGAAAAAGAAAGGCTGCTTTTTTAATATCACTTTTGTTTACATGCCTACTTTAACCAAGGGTAATATTATCAACGTTCAAAACAAAAATTAACATGGAAATAGACAACTTAATATTAAACAAAAAAGAATTTATTAAATACTACAATAAATTAACCCTGCGAGAGGTAGCCATTATTTTTGGCGTATCTCGTAGTAAAGTTTATATGTACGCAAAAATACTTGGTCTTTCTAAAAGAAAAGCGAAGCCTTCAATCAGTAGAAAAATATCAGATGAACAGTTTATTAAATATTATAATCAACTACCAACAAAAGACTTAGCTAAAATACTTGATGTAAGCCGTAGGGGCGTTTGGTTAAAAGCTAAGCAATTAGGCCTTTCAAAAAGAAAAACAAAACTTTCTTAGAATTTTTTTACCCTGTCAATTAGTATTTTCCTTGATATTTCAAGATAAACAACTAAAACTAGAAAAAACTATTGACCTTTTAGAATGCCCCATATAAGATAATATTATTATTAACATAAAAAAAAGAGTTTTAATATGGATAAAAACCAACCTAACAATGCAACTTCAGTAGTTTGTGAGAGCGAACTTGAACAAATTGAACAAAATGAACAAATTGAAATGATATTCAATGAAAGTCAATTTTGCCAGGAATTACTGGATACTTGGGGCGTAGATTTAAAAGATTTAAGATAGGAAAAGGACTCTAATTAATGATAGAGTCCTTTTATAAAAAAAAGAGAAACTTTATTTTAGCGTTTATTCTTTCAAAAATCAACACTTTTTCAACACTTTTTCAAAATTAGTACAAACTATTTAAACTTTTAATGCCATCAACCTTAGCAACAAAACGTCAGATTAGACAATGGCGATTTTAGCAAACTGTCAGATTAGACAATGGCGATTTTATCAAACAAAACGTCAGGTTAGACAATGGCAATTTTATCAAACAAAACGTCAGGTTAGACAATGGCAATTTTAGCAAACTGTCAGATTAGACAATGGCAATTTTAGCAAACTGTCAGATTAGACAATGGCAATTTTTAGCAAATAAAATTATTTTTAAAAAAGTTCTTGACATTTCAAGAAATTAATCTTATACTTAGATTATATCTTGAATTTTCAAGGTATATTTTAATTTATTAACTTTAAACAAAAACGATTATGACTAATACAATAAATATTAAAAAAGTAAAAGTTAGCAATATGACCTCTTCAAATGGTAATAAGATTGCTAATCAATTCATTATTGAAACCGAAAGCGGACTTTATTTTCAAAGTTACAATTCAATCATAGCTTATAAACCTTTTACACACGGTTTAAAAACTATCCTTGATAAGGACTACTGGGAATACAGCACAACAACTGGCAAGTACCGTAATTTATTCCTTAATGAAGATAGAAAGGAAACTGAACGCAAGATTAAAAGCGGTCAGTATGTTTTAGGAACTTTAAACTAAATAATATTAACTTTAAACAGAAACGAAAATGACTAATACAAAAACTAAAAAATCAGTAAAAGAGATAAGAGCCTTTTTAACTGAACTACAAGAAAGCAACAATCTTGATCTTAGGGACAACCTTCAAAACTGTTTCAGTGATGAAGAACTAGAAGAGCTAGACCAAGACAACCCGACAGATTGTTATCAAGCACTTTCAGAATTACTGGATGAAGGCGGTTATTTTGATATAGAAATAATTTACTATGCCAGAGCTATGGAATATTTAAGCGAGAATGACCCAAGCTTAAAAGATTCTTTAGAGATTGCCAGCGAGATGGGTTACACGCCAGACAATCTAAGTAGCGAGGTACTAGCCAGCTTATTAGCTAGCAGGCTAGAGCGTGATAGATTCTATGAGCT